GGTCGAGAGAGCTTTTTCATTCGCGAATCCACTGTGAATCGAAATTCCCCTGAAGGTCGTCTGCGTAAATGCAGCGGCGACACCGGCAACGTCATCTTCCAGTGTTCCTTTGATCACAACTTCGCCGGGAAGTATCGCGGTGGCTGTCTCAGCAACCTTTTGCCGAGTCTGAGCAACAGAGGGGTCGCTAATCTGACCAGCGACAAAATTCGCTCTGAATTCACTTACTGTCGTTTGGCTCATGCGTTTTTCCTCCGTTTTGACTCATCGAACTTTGACACCTTTTTATCGGAGTCTTTCGGATCGATTTTGTGATTGTCGAGATTGTCAGCAGAATCCAACTTCTTTTTTTCGTACTCATGTTCGAGCATGTCGAAGACTGCATTTGTATAGGTCATGTCATCGAGCTTCGTCTCATCTTTGACCTTCTTTGAGATTTTGACGATACCTCTCACGATGTCATCGTTTGCCATATCATCAGCACCATCGAGCTTATAATCTTTGGCATAGCTCAGGTACTTTGCCCTTTCTCTGACAGCGGAATCCAGTTTGTCAGCCGGAATTGAATTTTCATTCGCTTCCTTCAAATCTTTATTCTCTCCTGTGAGAACATCGATCTTGGCCTGATTTGCTGTTGCTTCCGTTGTTAAAGAATCAAACTTCTCAACAGCTTCCTTCAGTGCGGTCGTGAAACGTTTTTCTCGCTTTTTCAACTGAGTGATGACTCCCTTATATTCCTTAGGAAGCTCAACCTCTTCAGCATCAAGCCGAAAATCGCCAACCGTGACCTCTGGAAGCTCCCGTTGAATAATTTCCATGATTGATTCCTCTTTATGGTTTTTGCTGATTTCCTCGGAGTCGATTCTCTCAGCTTCAATGCCGCAAATTGCGCTTTTACTATCGAGGCGAATGCGGCACGTTTCTCCGCCTCTAGCGCTGTTCTTCTTTTTTAACCTTGCAACGTGGTTGTACCTGATATTTGTCTGTCGCTTGTCGTATGGTTCACCGTTAAACTCCCCGGTCTCACTTATTACATCACATCTGTAACCGGCTGAAAGCTCAAGACCATTCTTGCCTTCAATGGCTGCGATTTCTTTTCCGTCAACAATTTTGATTGAAACTCTTGCATGATTGTCGACCCTGGAAACGTCTTCCATTGTCATGCCGAAAGTCTTGTTTTTGCTATCATCAGGCGTAAACAATGCAACATGATTTTCCTGTGTCGTATACGGAACCCCTGCCAATGAATCGAGAGTTTCCTGGGAAAAAACATCGTCCGGGTGTCTCAGTTCTCGAACTTGCTTCAATCCGCCCAATCCATCTGGCTCGTGATAAGTAAATATACCACTTCGAGTCGGGGTTGAATCAACTTTCAGGAATCCGTTAGCATCCTTTTTCGGTGCATTGATTGTAAAAACATCGAATCTATTCATTGATTAACTCCTTTATTCCTTCAACTATCCATTCCCAAAACTTCTCAAATTCACTTATATATTGTCGCATGAAAAAGAATGCCAACCCGAACAAAGCCGCAAAAACTGCAATCCTTATGATAAAATTGTCATCTCTGGTCTTTGACTCAGACTGATTAAGTGTCGCTCTTTCGGCTCTTGCAAGTGCTATCCTTAGCAGAAAATAAATAATTCCTGCCATCGCAAGGATATTGAAATAATACCAGACTAGGCCGGTTTGAGCGTAGCTAAGAAACATTCTTTTCCCTCGGCATCTCGTAAAGTTTCCCTTGAGTGTTCTTTTGATTTCCACTAAAACAGTAAAGCATCAGCATCACAGTACCATACCCAAACGCTATCACTATCAGGTTATGATCCATCAATGGTACTATTGTGGCTGTCTTTGGATGATCCCATAAAGCGTACATTCCGAAAAATTGCCATTGCCAGATATAACCGACTGCCCCGGATATGATAAATTTATTTAGATAAGTGGTTGTCAAATCAACGTGCCTTGATGAAAGGATGCATATTGCAATGAACTGCCAGATAAAAAGAACGAATGACAATGAAGCAACTTCGATTGATTTCTCTCCCAGATAACCGGTTGTCAGAACACCACCGGCCACACCGTTAATTAGAGCTGTCATCAATACGATGTTTGGTGTTATCCTGTCGGTTATGGTTCTCAGAAAATCATTTACACCTTGAAGTGCGTCGTCTGCTTTATCTTTCATTCCTTGTCATCCTCGATAAAATCCTCAATAACACCTGATCCAATCACACATCTAAACCGTTTTTGACCTTCTTTGTTTTTGATCTTACGGACACGCCAAGATTTGACAAATTCTTTTTCCATCTCTTCCCCGGGAACGAACCCGTCGAAATAATCCTCACAATAATCATCGGTTGACATTCCGAAAACAGTCCATGAATCAAGATCAAGTCTTGCGTTATCTTTTCCCCTGGCGGCTGATCTCATCACCATAAAATCTTGCTCATCATATATAGTGTAAGCGAAGATTTTAGAGAATTTTATTTTCTTGTCAAATTCAACATTGAACTTTGATTCTAATCCCCTGACTCCTTTGGTATGGAAAAAAGGGTGCATGTTGAGCTTGACAGATTTATGCCCTGATTCTTTGGCGAAGATACTGAAAAAACCGGCGTAATCATCTTTTGCCCCGGCGTCTGCTAATCCGCTGGCAATGTCTACGCTTTTATTGTAATTCCATGAAAACGCGGTCAGTGCAATTGTGAAAATTCCAAGGAGAATAAGCCGGGTTGCCTGGAATCCGATTGCCTTTTTTGCAAGCTCCCATATTGTGTTAATAAATGGGTGGCGAACTAAAAAATCAGACCTCCCGGTATCGGTATCGAGGGTTGTTTCCTCTATCTGATTTGTATCGCTGAATTCATCCAAATTAAACATCTATCGCCCCTGACTTTTGTACTGTTTGGATTGCTTTGTCATTTGACGCGAATTGAAAAAGCTCATCAACCGGATTGCATTCGTATCGAGTTGCATTATTCAAGGCCCTGGACGCGTCAAGATTTCCATCATGTTTCTGTTCGTCTTTTTTAATCAACTTACTACGCTCATCAAGTGCCCCTTGTCCTTTGTCAAAAACTCTCACAGGCGATCCGATACTGATTATGTTCAACCCGGAGTTGTGCATCCTTAGATATACATCGTTGTTCTTTTTGATGTCACCGTTCATTACTCCAAAACCCTCAAACATTGGCTTCGAGTTGAAGAAAACCGGATCAAGCATTGCAGCGCAAGCAGCCAAGTAAATCGGCATATCCGGAAAGGTCTTTCTTGTAATTGTCATAGTCCTGCGTGAAATATCCCAGACCGGAATATAAACCTCTTTTTTACATTCCTTGACTGTCAGATCCCTGTCTATTCTATTTCCATCAATTCCCTTGGCTTTGAAGTAATTTCTGATGACCTTCTCGGCCTTACTTGATTTGATTCTGTCGTTATCGCGATTCAAGAGAATTGAGGATGCTATTTCCACACCGGTCTGTATGTATCCTTTTCTCACAACCTTAAGCAGACTACCAAGATACCACCGATTTAACTCATCAGCGCTGTAACCGAGAGCACAACTGAAAGCTTGCAGTGATCCAAATCCGGCACCTGAAAACACATCAAACTTATTGACTAATGAGCCAAATTTACCTTCAAGTCTATGTTGAACTACTATCTGACCGATTGTGCGAGTAAAATATGATTGGTCAAATGAAAGTGCCTTACCATTGAATTTCTGATCCAGTGTTTCCTGGCTCTTTTGAATTTCTGCCCTGAAATATTGGTTCCCGGCAATCGACTTTTTAACGGGAGGGGCTTCGTATGTTTTTGGAGCTGTCGCGGATTGTTCATCAATAATAAAATGATAACTTTCCCCGATCAAGTAACCGTCTTGAAAGGTTATTTCCGCAATGCTGTCTTCCGGTATCAAAACAATTTTAGGCGGCATTAACCCAGTGCCTGAGGTGCATCTGATGTATATCGGCGTACCTGCAAAACTCCCTTTTACTCTGCAGATTCGATCATTCTGAATCTTGATGCGGAATTCTTGCCCTAATTGGATCTGTTTTGATTGCATTATCAAGCTCGTTTATCATTGTTTTAAGTGTCTCATCCTCTGGTGAGTAAGCCAAATAGGAAAAGTAACACGCCACATTTTGATTTCTGAGTGTAGGTTCTGAAAAGAATGATTCTTCTTTGTCGCTGTGTCTTATTCTCAACACTCCATCATTAAGGTATAGGTAGTGGTGCCCGTTAAATATAAACCCTTTTGTTTTCGGGGTAATATCAGTCAGCTCCTTGAATAATTCTGGTACTTTCATTGCACTCTCAAAAGCACCGGTTCCAAATATTCTGTCGTTCTCGAAATATTGAACAGGCACTTTTCTGTCAGGGGTCTGTGATTGTTCCCTGATGTTTGTTGCCTTCAATCCATTTTGCACAGATTCCAAAAACCAAGGGTTCCTTGTCGGGTTCTTTTTCTCTGGGCGGTCTTTGTATGTGGCCAATGGATTTTTCATATCATTCTTAAATTTGCAGCCTGCCAAATAACATAATCAACTGTTCTCACTTTGTCTCCGATTATATCAGATATGTTTTGGCACATCTTGAAACAATCAGTTCCGTATTGTTTTGCTATTCTCACCAAATGCCTATCTGGTTTTACACAGTCACCGCCAAGATTTTTATAAAGGTGATACTTGATTATTTCTCCCATATAGGGGATAGTTGAACAATATTCCAGCTTGTCTTCGGATTTTTGATAGCCACTAAAGTAGTGGTCTTTAAATAACCAAACATAGTTAATCGCATTGACCTTGTCGAAATTTTTAAACACATTCCAAACAGGTATCCCGCCCTGGATAGCAACTATTATCTTATTGAATATACCTCTTGCAATTTGTGCTTTCATTCCTGAGTTACAGACAACAAAGATAAATTCTATCAAAAAATCGTTCGAATTGTCGCAAATTTTACAGTCTTCTGCCCAATCGATTTGATATGAGTAGCCCTTGTCAATTATTGCCTGTTTTAAGTCTAAGTATTTATCAGGACTCATGCTGCCTTTTTCCTTGCTTCGATTGTATCAGGATGAGATACGCCTGTTATTTCATCGTAAATAGCTTGCGGCCAACATCTATCTTGAATATCAGTTCCGGCATGGTGTCTTTCACCCGCTCGTTTTCCTTTAAACACCGTGACGGGTGGATCATTCCACTTGATTATCACACCTTCGAGACGTTTATGGTCTGACGCTCCCTTGGAATTAGCAAATGACCTTACCCTGCCGTCCTGACGTGTTCTCCATATATATTCGGTAACACCAACCTTCCTCTGCCTCGCCTCTTCGATGTTAGCTGTCAGTTTTCCGATCTGGTCACGCGCAATTAAACGAGCCCTATTTTTTGCAGCCCCGGTTAATTCTTGAATCTTTTTCTTTGCTGATGCTGTTAATTCTCCCTTAGTAACTGCCTCTTCGACTATTCTTTGGATGTCAGAAAAGTATTCCCCGGGTACGGTTTTTATTAGAGAGATATTTTTTTGCAAAGAGTCCTGAATAAATTCATCCACGTTCAATTGATTCGGCAATGGCTTGGTTCCGGTTTGTCTTTCAAATTCATTCACGAAAGTTTTCTCTGTTTTTTCTTTGACTCGGTTTAGAAATGGCTTTACGGTTCTATTTATTGATCTGGTAAAAATCTCTTGCCTTGGTTCTGAGTCGGGTGTGATTGATTCACCATAAAACATGCCTTTCATTCTTGCGATCAGGGCAGCTGCTAAAGTTATTCCTGCCAAGTCTTTAAATTGCAAATCGAATCGTTCCTGTTTGTGACCGGTTAATCTATCGAGTTCAGGGAGCAGGACTTTTTTGGTGATTTCATCAATCTTGTTTATCTCTTTGATGATTGCCTTTCCAAATTCCATTTCTATCATTCGGTTTTCTGGAGGTTCT